ACGGGGATTAATATTATTGGTTAGAATATTTGACATCTTTCAAAGATATTTTTTACTATTTATCAAGACATAAAAAAAGGACCCTTGCGGGTCCCTTGTAATCTGATGGAGCAAGGCTCACATAAGATTTTTGACTGCAACTCTTCTGTAGTAACGGTTGGAGTTGATGTTGAGAGCACCGAGACCCTGTTGGGTACCTTGTGCGAAGGGGTTCGCAACAATACCATAACGGGTCTTGAAGCCAATTTTTGGCTGGAAGGTGTTCTCACCAACGGCACGAACCATTTGGAGAGGAACATAAGGACAGTAGAAGAGACCAGCGTCATAAGGGGAAGAACCCTTATAGCCGATAACGTAATACTGATTACCACCATTAGTAGCAGTGTTAGCTGCTGACAGGTTGGCAGAATAGGGGTCGATATAGACGCGGAACTTACCGTTGATGGTACCAGCGAAGGTGTTGCCGGTGTCGTCAACGTTCAGGTTGGCGTTGAGGGCAGGGGTATAATCGAGGATACCAGCCATGGTCAGAGCGGAAGCAACGTCTGCGGAGCAGAGGAGCATGTTGCCCTTTCCACGACGAGTTCTTTGAGCGATAGCGTTAGCATCTCTCTCAATTTGGAACAGAAGACCCTTGAACTTCTCAACAGACCAACGACCGTTGGAGTCGATGTCCAGGTCAAACACACCAGCAGTAGCGGTGTTAGAAACAGCACCTTGCTCAGCCGTCTTGTAGATAGTACGGATGACTTCTCTGTTGATTTCAGCGAGGATCTCAGTAGAGAGGATGTTAGCAAGTTCTGCTTCAGCGTTCAGACCGTGGATTGCCTTAAGGTCTTGTGCCAGTTCCAAGGAGTACTCAGCTTTGAGTGCTCTTGACTTGGCGGTAACGGTGACTTTCTCGATCGAGAAGGCCATCTGGTTGAACTGGTCGCCAACACCTGAACCCAGGTTCTCAGCGTCACCAGTAACCATTCCCTGACCCACGTTATATGGGGAAGGATTAGTTGTTGCAGTACCAACAGGGTTCAGTACGGAGGGGTTAGTACCGTTCTGTGCGGTAGTACCCATACCAACCGCAGCGTCGGTCATACCGGCGGTGAGGTTGAAGCCATCGTCCTGACCAGAGAAGGCGGTATTGGCTTCGTTGTAGAATGCCTCAGTACCTTCCTGATTGGTGTAGCGTGATCTCATTGCGAAGATCAGGCCGGTAGGACCACTCATTGGCTGAACGCCAGCCAGGTCATATGCGACCAGGTTAGGCATTGCGCGTCTGATCAAGGAGATCAGAACGGGGTCGAAACCAGCAACAGGACCAGCAGCATTAGCTTCGCCACCATAACCACCCTGTTGACCAGGAGCGTTAGCACTGTTGGTGGGGCTTTCCATCAGGTTCATACCTGAAGAGAATGCTGCTTCCTCACGGAGGAATTTTTCTTGGTTTTCGAGCAGGACTGCGGTTACACTTCTTCTATGACTGTCCTTGATAGGATCAAGACCTTCATAGTCGAGAAGTGGACTCCACTTTTCCTGCAGATGTTCGGATTGAAACATTTGCTTTACTTAATAGGTTTAGTTTGAATGAATGTTAAATTCACTTTCTGAAGGCACCCATGCTTCTGAGATATGCTTCCATGTTGTTTCCAACAGGAGCGGGTGTTGAATCAACACTCTCAGACAATGTTTGAGGTGCTTCGGATTTTGCAGCAGGGGCCTTGGAGAAGTACGACTCCTTCAGGGTCTCCAGCTTTTCACGATACTCTTCTTCACTTTCAAACTCTACACTTTCTGCAAGTGAAGCAAGTTTCTCTTTCTGAGTCTCGGCGAGACCATCAGAGACACGATCAAGAATAACATCAGCAGTAGACTCGGCGAGTCTTTTATTCAAACCAATGTTCTTGTCGATTTGCTCGTTGAGCTTGTTCTCCATATCATCTAGTTTTTCTACCATGCTCTCAAGTACATCATACTTATCTTCAGGGATTGTTACATAATGTTCTTCAAAAAGACCCTTCATGCCAGACAGGAAGGATTCAGTCATTTCGGTCTTGAGACCATGATCAATAGCCAACTCATTCTCGGTCATCCACTCTTGACAGACATACTCAAGATAAGAGTCAACTCTTTCGGTAAGAGTTCCCTTAAGGGCTTCTCTTTCCTCATCCAGTCTTTCAGTATACTGGACTTCCAGGGTTTCCTGGATTTCTTTGATTTTAGAGGTCAATGCTGCTTCAAAGATGACACGTGCCTTTTCTTTGAATTCTTCGGAGAGTTCTTCACCACCAAGGAGGGCATTTACGTCCTCTTCGATGTCAATGCCTTCGTCTTCGGATACAATCTCTTCTTCTTCAAGAACAGCGTCTGCATCTAGTTCGGTCTCTTCGTAGGCTTTGTTACCGACCTTCTTATCGTCAGAATTGTCGATACCAGTACCTTGACCTTTGTTGTATGAATTCTTCTTAGAAGCATCCATACCGTCGGCCTTGCCGGCGTTCTTATTCACGATGTCGTGAACAGTTTTGATCTTAGGCTCTTTGAGCTTATTAGAATCGCCAACAGGGTTTGCGTTCTCTACGGTGGGACCACCGAGATCCTCATAAGATGTAGAAAGACCGTCGCCAGGGTTCTTAAGATGCTGCATAGGCATATTAGGGGCGGCGTTCGCGTTCACAGCAGTTTTAGATTGCTCCATTTCTTGTAAATCTCCACGAGACATTTGAAGTTACTCCGATTAACCTTTTTTAATCTATATTTATTTATAATTTGTTTATTTAACTACCTATCAAAGATTGTTTAGGAAGTTATTGAACAGGTTAAGTTTCTGTTCATCAAGTTGTCCTTGATCAACCAAAGTGTTGATCGTCTTGTAAGTCTTGGCAGCTTTTGATTCACGCAAAATACCACCATCCCAGATCCACTCTTTACCTTCCATGATACCTTCTACGAAAGCATCAGGTGCAGAGGGGTCGGCTACGATGTCAGCTGCAGTAGCCAACATAAAGTCAGGTCCAACAACATTGACACCTTCCTTGGTTTGCATCAAAGATCCAATACCTCTAGAAGAAACACCAAGTTTAACTCCTTCACCAATAAGAGATTCTGCAATCTTACCCATAGGAGTTGAAAGGAGTTTAGCCTTACCAATAAAGTTTGTACCACTTTCTTTAAGTGACACAATCTTATGACTAACACGATCCAGATTAACAGTTGGACCATCTGGGTGTCCCAATTCTCCAAGGGCTCTACCAGCTTGAATATGGTTCTCATTATATCTTTGGACTTCCTTTCTCAAGGTGTCCATCTGATACATTCTACCATTTCTATTGCAGATATCTCCTTGAAGGAAGATACCCTCAATGAACATATTCTTTTTACCGTTCTTTTCTTCAACGATAAAATCAACTGTTTCGATTTCTTCTCTGATTAGTTTCATTGTTCTCAGGATCTTTGTACTTGTTGGATGTAAGCTTTACCAGTTCCACTTTCTGTCTTGACTGCAACCTTGAATGATTTTCTCAAGATAGCGGTGTTAGGACTTTGGAGAACAGCTGTAACAGAACTTGTGTCAACATCAACTTTAATTTGACAACTGAATTGACCACCCAACCCAGCCGAGTTGTTAACAAAAGTCACTAATTTGTGATCGAAATCAAAAGTTGATTGACCAATAACCCGTAGGGTCACGGCATCACCGACTTCAAATGCACTTCCTGTACCTTCTTGGAATTGAAGGATCGTAGGATTACCAGTAGTAATTCCCACAACAGGTTGTGATCTCACTGGTCCGAGAGAAAGCTGGTTCGCTCCTTGAACTCCTACGTAATAGTCTTGATCAGTTGCTGTAGGATTGGGTCCGGTAGCAACATAAACACCAGCACCTTCAGCCAGGACCCTCACCGAATCAGACTGCTGTTGAAAAGGGGCAGTCTGAAGTGATGTTCCACCTGTCGTTAATGTGCTATTAATCCCAACGGGCCTAACGTTTGACATTATGTTTCCATAGTTCTATAATACTTATTTATTATTCTTCTTCGTAGGCCTCTTCTTCCTCTTCCTCTTCATCAGGAGTATTGTCCTCAACCTCTTTAGAGATGGAGTCGTCAAAAATAGACGCAGCTACATTAGGTCTGACAGTTTCGATATTTTCGGCACTCTTTTGGAAAAGAATGTCTTTAATTTTATCACTGATTTGTGAAGCGTTTGCATCGTCATCGACGAGCAAATCCATGAGTTCTTCCATAAAAATAGTTATTCTACAAAATGTATTTAGATTTCACCACCAGGTGGTTTCTTAGTTAAGGCTGGAGCCTCGGGATCTTTAGGTGATGAAGTGTTCTGCATTGGGTCATTTGGTTGACCCATTCCAGGTTGTTGACCAGGAGGCGGAGGTGGAAGAGAAGGATTACCACCCATTGCATTAGGGTCCATAGGCATTCCAGTCATAGGATCTACCATTGCATTAGGATCGGGAAT